AAAGTTCCTCCAAATCCGTTAGATATTACCTCTGTCGGAATAGGAATATCTCACAGATTTACATCTAGAAAAACAAATCAAAGAGTTATTGTAACTATTGATGATTTAATTCAATCCCCAGTGGTGGCAACATCAGTAACAACACACCTTACAAATACAACCTCTTCGTTTGATGATCAGTTTACTTTAAATTCTGTAGAAAAATTGTCTGTTGGACAATTGATACAAGTTGATCAAGAAATTTGTTTCATTGACGCAGTTAATTCATCATCAAAAGTTGTTGATGTAAGAAGAGGATGGATGGGGACAAATATAGGAATTCACACCACAGCAGCTGTTGTAAAACAAATTAAAGGTAATTACAATATTGTCGATAATACTATTAATTTTGTTGCACCACCTCATGGAAAATCACCAATTGGAAGCACAACAAATCCACCAGATGAAAGAGATTTCACTGGAATTACAACTAGTTCGAGTTTTAATGGAAGAGCATTTATGAAGTCTGGTGCAAAAAATTCTACTTTTGAACCATATCATAAAAATTATGTTCTTGATGATGTATCGGATTCATTTACTGGTATTAAAACTGAATTTACTATTAGTTCTGCAAATCAAAATTTAACTGGCATTTCTACGGATAATGCAGTTATTCTTTTGAATGGTATATTGCAATCTCCGACAAGATTTGGCGCGAATCCAATCATTAATAATCAGTATCTGATTGAAAAATCTGGAATAACCTCAATATTCTTTAATAGTTCTCCCACTGGTGGAGAAATTGTTTCCGTTGGATCTACAAAGGGTCTTGGATATCAACCACTTGTCGCTGCGGGTGGAACGGCTATTGTTTCATCTGCAGGAACTATTTCTTTCATCTCCATTGGAAATAGTGGATCTGGTTACAGAAGCGGAATACAAACCACAATCAATGTATCAGTTGGAACCTCATCAGTTATTACTCCAAATTATCAAAAAATTGGAACAGCAACTGCATCAAACGGAATTATTGTAAGTGTTGCAATTACGAATCCTGGTTCTGGATATACATCTTCAAATCCACCATTTGTTGTTTTTGATTCTCCTCTCCCATATGAAAATTTAAATTTGAAATATACAGGAGGAACAACTGGCATTGGAACAGGAGCTAAGGTAACTATCGTAGTTGGTCAAGGATCTAGTGTTATTGACTTTGAACTTGTTAATGTTGGAACAGGATATGAAGTTGGAGATAAACTAACATTTACCATTGGAGGAACTAGTGGAGTACAAACTGATACTTCAAAATCATATAAAGAATTTGAATTAACGGTGACGGAGCAGTATCAAGAACAATTTAATGGATGGACTATTGGTAATCTAACTTTATTTGATAATATAAGTAACTTATTTGATGGATTTAAAACCAAATTTCCACTTAAAATTGATGGCGTTAGACAATCAATTATAGGAAAAGAAGGAGCAGGAATTGATGTAGCATATACTTTATTAATTTTCTTAAATGGAGTCCTTCAAGATCCAGGAGAATCATATACTTTCACTGGTGGTAGTGTTGTTAGATTTACAGAAGCTCCAATGGAAGGTGATAATGTTACGATTCTATTCTATCAAGGCAATAAAGATGTTGATGTTATAAACAGAGATATTTTAGAAACTGTAAAAGTTGGTGATGGACTTAGAATATTCCCACCAGAGGCAGATAATCGTCAAGATGAGAGAACAGTTTTTTCTATTGATTCTATTGATGTTGTAACAACAAATGTGTATGGGGGACCAGGAATTATTACAACAGGATTACTTAGACCAGTAATTTGGTGTAAACAACGTTCAGATTTACTTGTTAATGGAAATTATGTTGCAAAAAATAGGGAGGAGTATGAATCTCTAATTTATCCAGCAACAAATATTATCAAATCAATTTCTCAATCAGACAATGAAATTTTTGTTGAAGGGGCAAAAACATTTTTTGACTCAGTAAATGAAAATCCATCTCCGCTTACAACAAGAACGTCTATTCAAATCATTAGTCAAGATACAAAAGTATCAGCGGCAGCGACAGCAACAATTTCTGGAAGTGGAACGGTTACTGCCATAACAATAACAAACGCTGGTGTTGGTTATACTCAGGCACCCGTTGTAACTTTTGAAAGTCCAACTGGATTAGGAACAACATCTAGAGCACAAGCAACAGCAACTATTTCTGATGGTGCTGTCTCTGCAATATCAATTACAAATGCTGGAATCGGATACACTCAATCTCCAAATGTTCTAATATCTGCTCCAAGTAATGATATTGAAACTATTACTGATGTTACTTATGCTGGTGATTTTGGTCAAATTACTGGTATCAAAACAACTAGTGTTGGAGTCGCATCAACAGGACTTATATTTGATTTTTATATTCCAGAAAAATCTTTCCTCAGAGATGTCTCTATCGTTGGAACTGCAATTACTCTAAGTCAAATTCAAGTTGGATACCGTTTCGTTCTAAAAAATTCTAATGTTGGAAACGGAGTGACTTCTTTAAATTCCAGTGGGTCCATTGTGTGGAATGGTGTAAACAACATTGACAATGTTTACGAAGTCGTTGCAGTATCAATCGGGAAATCTAATGTTTCTGCTGGCATTGGAACAACTGATGTTATGCAGGTAACTGTGAGTTTGACTGATTATAATGGGATTACTAATCTTGGACACGGTAAAGTGTTTGGAGAATATTCATGGGCAAGAATCGTAACCACAAACAGAAGTGGTATTAATACTTTTGCAATATATAATAATGGATTATCTGGAATTGAAACATCTTCTCTGGTAAGAAGGTTGAGTCCATTAGAAAACTTTAATTATATTCAATAAATACATAAAAAACCTACAATGTCTGCTATCATAACTGATCAATTTAGAATATTAAGTGCAAACAACTTTGTCACATCTGTGGCTTCAACCACTAGCGCATATTATACTTTTATTGGTCTACCAAATGCCACAGATTTAAGTCCCACTTGGAACACAACTCCACCATCACCAAAAGATAGTTTTTCCGAGGAAAATGACGTTTGGGATACTCTCATTGCTCTTAAAAAAATAACAACATCTGATGTAAGACAGGTTATTCGTAAAATAACCTGGACTTCTGGAACCACATATGACATGTATCGTCACGATATAACCAGAGACAATCTATCAAAACCATCAAATTCAACAAATCTATATGATTCAAATTTTTATGTGATGAATAGTGAGTATAAAGTTTATATTTGCTTACAAAATGGAACTGATCCAGAAAATACAAACGGCAGACCATCTCTTGATGAACCAAACTTTGTTGATTTGGAGCCAAGATCTGCTGGGTCTAGTGGAGATGGATATATTTGGAAATACTTATATACAATGAATCCCAGTGATATTATAAAATTTGATTCAATTGATTTTATTCCCGTACCAACTAATTGGGCAACAAGCACAGATAATGCAGCGGTTAGAAATAACGCTGGAACTAGTGGTCAACTTAAAATTGTAACTATTACAAATAGAGGAGTTGGTCTTGGAACTGCAAATAAAACTTATACCAGAGTCCCTATCAAGGGAAATGGTTCTGGTGCAGAGGCAACCATTATTGTTGGAAATGATTCAAAAATTGAATCAATAAACATTTCAAGAGGTGGTTCTGGATATACTTTTGGAATTGTAGATTTAGTTTCAGGTAATGTTCCCACAGGAACAACAACTCCGAGGTTTGATGTAATCGTCCCTCCACAAGGTGGTCATGGTAAAGACATTTATCGGGAGTTAGGTGCAAGTAATGTTTTAATTTATTCTAGAATTGAAAATGATATCGAAAATCCGGATTTTATAACTGGAAATCAAATTGCTAGAGTTGGAATTGTTCAAGATCCAAAGGCTTTTTCATCTACATCTAATTTAAATTTAAGTAAAGCGAGTGGTGTATATGCTCTTAGACTCATTGGAACCGCAGTGACAACTTTTACTCCAACTGCTGATAGTTTTATCACTCAAACTGTTGGTGTGGCTTCCACGGCTGTTGGAAGAGTTATTTCATATGACAACGTAACTGGTGTTTTAAAATATTGGCAAGATAAAAGCAGAGCTGGATTTACAACTAGTGGTGTTCAAAATTTAACTCCACAGTATGGATTAAAACTAAACTCATTTACTTCAACTGTTGGAACTGGCGGGTCTACTCTTATTAGTAACAATGAAGTAAGCACTGGATTGCGAATTGATACATCATTTACAGGTATAACTACCGTAATAAATAATAGAACCTATAACCTTGGTCAATCATTTATAAATGGTGTGGCTCAACCTGAGGTTGAAAAATATTCTGGAAATATAATTTACATTGATAACAGACCATCTATCACTAGATCGTCTAATCAAAAAGAAGATATCAAAGTTATTTTGCAATTTTAAAGAATAATGCCACAGGAAACTAACTTAAACGTCTCTCCATATTTTGACGACTTTGATCCCAAGAATAATTATTATAAAGTATTATTCAAACCAGGTTATCCAGTTCAAGCGAGAGAACTGACAACCTTACAGTCCATACTGCAAAATCAAACAGAGCAGTTTGGAACTCATATTTTTAGAGAGGGTGCAAAAGTCATTCCTGGGCAAACGTTATACAATACTAAGTATAGCGTTGTTGAAATTGAAAATTCATTCACTGGAATTCCAGTATCATCATACATTAATGCTCTCATAGGGACAACCATCAAAGGTGAGACATCTGGTGTGCGAGCAAGAGTTGAAACGGTTATTTCTTCATTAGAATCAGAGAGAGGAAATGCCTCACTTTATATAAGTTATATTTCATCAGGATTAACAAACTCCGCACAGTCTTTTAGTGATGGAGAAAATTTATTGACTGAAAGTGGTTTACAAACTTCAAATGTTATTTTTATTCCTAATGAAAATTTTGCAACCACTCTAAGTCAAGATTCAACATCAATTGCCTCTGCATTCACCGTGCAGAATGGTGTTTATTTTTTGAGAGGAACATTCGTTAATGTTTCTACTCAAACAATTATTTTAGATCAATATTCCAATACTCCAACTTATAGAATTGGTTTTAATATCACTGAGGAGGCAATCACATCAGATACTGATGAAACTCTATATGATAATTCACAAGGATTCAATAATTTTACTTCTCCTGGAGCAGATAGATTAAAGATTACTGCCAACCTAACAAGAAAATCAATTTTTGATTTTGATGATAAAAATTTCGTTGAAATTGCATCAGTTCAAGAAGGACTTTTAAGAAACACTCCTAACGATACACAGTATAATTTAATCAATGATACTCTGGCGGCAAGAACTTATGAAGAGTCTGGTGATTATTATATCAAACCATTTAAATTAACTTGTATAGAATCTTTAAATGATGAAGAGGGAAATAATGGTATTTTTAAAAAAAATCAACTAACTTATGATGGAGGGACGCCATCAGATGATCTTGCAGTTTATAGAATATCTCCAGGAAAGGCATATGTTCGTGGTTATAGAGTTGATACTACCGCTCCAACTTTTTTGGATGTTAACAAATCGAGAGATAAAAAAGAATTAAAAAATCAAGGTATTAATTATGTGACTGGTCCAGCGATCTCCTTGAATAATGTTTCAGGATCGCCAGTTATTGGAATTGGAAATACATATGTTCTTAGCCTCAGAAGTTCTAGAATTCAAAATAAAAATGTTGCCAGTGGAAATGAAATTGGAGTTGCAAGAGTTTATGATTTTGCATTAGAGAGTGGATCATATAATACAACAAATCCAGCATCAAATGAATGGGACATATCATTATACGATATTCAAACTTATACAAATGTGATACTTAATCAACCAGTAACTCTATCAGCATCTACCTATGTAAAAGGTAGATCAAGTGGAGCCTCTGGTTTTGTAAAAACTGGTGTGACTAATCAGACCGAAATTCAACTACAAAGTGTTAAAGGATCATTTATTGTAGGTGAAAACTTTTCATTTAATGGATCTGAAAACGGAAGAGTATCAACCGCTGTTACAACATTTGGAATAGAAGATATACAATCAATTTATGGATTTGTTGGAACTGCTGGAACATTTAATGCAGATACTGCCCAAACCAAAAAAATAACTGTGGGTGAGGCAACTATTTCTCTAAGAGATGGTGCAAGTAATACTAGTGTTGTAACAATTCCGAATCTTACCTTTTCGAAAGTAATTAAGAAAGGCAATTTAGTATCCTTTTTTGATTCAAATAACTTTATTTTAGAAACTGCCGCAATAAAAGGCATTACAACCACTTCTACATCAAGTGGTCAAAAGATATTTGCAATTGAAAACAATCCTGGGAATAATGATGTTTATGTGAACGGTATAAAATTATCTTCTACTGAATATGTTTCTCTTGGAGCAACATCAATTCAGTTAAATGTTGAAACAAATATTAATGATGAGGTGGAAATTAATGCTTTTGTTTCTGGGATCAGAAATGCTCAAGAGGTTATAGCATATCAGGGTCAAACAGTCATACCATTTTCCACAACGACAACATTAACGACAGCAGATTTAAATAGCACTCAAATATACATTAATGGAATTAAAATTGATGATAGTTTATTTAATATTTTCACTGGAACTGGTGTCATTCATCTTAATACTCCACCAACACAAGGATCTTTTGTTGCAATCCGAGAATACGCTGTTGGATCAAAGATTGGATTAACAACAGCAACAACATCTATTGCTACAACATCATTTACTGCTGCGTATACACCAGGTAAAGAAGAGGTATATGTCAATGGTGTAAAACTTCTTAAAAATACAGAATACACAGCAACAAGTGGGGCAGTGGTTAATTTAACAAATGCCACAAATCCAGGTGATATTGTGGAGATTGTTCAACAAAATTCAGTGATTGGCACTGCAACTACAATCACTGCGGTTGGATTGCAAACTGCATATACAGTGCCATCATATACTTCTGGATTTGTAGATGTCTTTTATAATGGTGTATTACTAAGAGCAACTGAGTTTACTGAGAACACCGCAACTGAAATTTATATTCCAGTGCCAGCTGTCGCTAATGATAAAGTTGAAATCATTTCATATCCATCAGCGTCTTTTGTTTCATCATCAAGCACAATAACTGTATCGGAGTCTCAAGATGACTTTATTCCAAACGCTTCAAACAAAGACTATGAGATATTTGTAGATGGTGTTAAGTACAACAAAAATGATTTCTCAGAAATTTCTGGAAACTCATCATTCTTACTTAATTATTCATTATTTGTTAATGATTTAGTTGAGGTAATTCGTTATCAGAATAATACTTATTATTCTAGTTCAAAATTTACAGCAGTGGAGGGTCAACAGACATTCACAGTCTCATACACACCTGGATTTTTGGATGTTTATGTTAATGGTATTAAACTTGATTTTTCAAATTATGACGCATTAAATGGAACTTCTGTTGTATTTGGAGTGGGACTAAGTGCTGGTGATATTGTAGAGTTTCTTTCATATACTATAACAGCGTTTAGCACACAAGATTCCGCACTGGCATATGATACATCTTTTGGAAAAGTTAAATCTGTGGGAACAAATAATGGATTTACAATTCTTACTATTGAACCAACTACAAGTGTTGCTGGTGTGAACAATGGAAATCTTCCTAAAAAAACTATAAATGTTTCTGATTTACAACTGCTTGGCACAAAATTACCAGAATCATCAGATAATACTCTCTATACACCATTTTCACGACGAAATGTTTCAGATATTAATTTAGCCTCTTCTAATTTGACAATTAGAAAACAATATGATGTTGTTGTGACTGCAAATTCCACTAATACTGTCATAGCAGAGGCAAATGAAACATTTTTACCTTTTGATGAGGAGAGGTATGTTTTAACTTTTTCTGATGGCACGGTTCAGTCTTTAAGATCTGACATGTTCACTTTTGGTGCAGGTTCCACAAGATTGACCATAAATGGAATCAACAAAAGTGGAAACGCTAGATTAATTGCGACTTTGAGAAAAATTAATGTAGTTTCTAAGGCAAAAGAAAATCAAAGATCAAACAGTTTGATTGTCATATATTCAGCAAACTCCTCATCTGGAATTGGAACAACTACTTTAAATGATGGTCTCACACCTGGAAATTATCCATATGGAACAAGAGTTCAAGATGAAGAAATTTCACTTAATGTTCCTGACATTATTAAACTTCATGGAGTTTTTGAATCCTATGGGACAGACAATCCAAGTGCTCCCAGATTGTCCCTAGAATCGCTTACAGGACCAAATGCCACCACGATAGACTTAATCCTTGGAGAGACCGTTAGAGGCGCTCGTAGTGGTGCCAGAGCAATACATGTTGAGAGAACAACAGATACTACACTTGAAATTGTATATTTAAATCAAAAATCTTTTATAGTGGGCGAAAATCTCACTTTCGAAGAGTCTGGAATTGAGGCAAGAGTTTCAAGTATAACTTCAAATGGAAGAGACATTACAAGTTCTTACATTTTAGATAATGGACAAAGAGACACATTCTATGATTATGGAAGAATAAGAAGAATTTCAGAAAAAGATTCTCCTAAGAAAAAAATTAAAATTTATTTCCAACGTGGATTTTATTCACCAAATGATACTGGAGATATTACAACTGTAAATTCATACACTTCTTTTAATTTTAGTAAAGATATTCCTTACTATAATGAATTGCGAAATACAGATATTATTGACATACGTCCAAGAGTTGCAACTTATACAATTTTATCTGATGCAAAATCTCCATTTGAATTTTCTGGCAGATCTTTTGCACAATCTGGAAATAGCGCAAAAAATATTTTGGCATCTGATGAACAAATTTTACTTGACTTTAAATTTTTCCTACCCAGAATAGATAAAGTTTTTCTTGATAAAAATGGTATATTTAAATTAGTTGAAGGAGTTTCATCAGAAAATCCAAATCCACCAACTTCTATCGATGATGCAATTGAAATTGCTCAAATTTTCTTACCACCTTATTTGTATAATACACAAAATGCATCAGTATCTCAACAAAGTTATAAGAGATACACGATGGCTGACATTTCTAGACTAGAAACTAGAATTAACAGTTTAGAAAAGTTCACAACACTTTCTTTACTTGAAACTGATACCGCAAATCTCTCAGTTCCAGATAAAAATGGAGTCAATCAATTTAAATCTGGATTCCTTGTTGACAACTATAAAAACAGCTCAAATCAAGATGTAAGAAATGGTGTAAAAAATTCAATTAACCCAAATGTTGGAGAATTAAGACCATCACATTACACTAGCGCAATTGATTTAATCTTAGGTTCAAATTCCATCATTGGAATTGGGCAATCATCAAATCCTCTTGCAGATTTAAATTATGTAACAGATCTACAAGGTTCAAATATTAAAAAAACTGGCGATGTAATCAGTTTAAACTATTCTTCAGTAGAATGGTTATCCCAACCTTTTGCAACTAGAACTGAACAGATTTCCCCATACTTAGTTAACTTCTGGGCAGGGACTCTTGATCTTACACCAGACTCTGATATCTGGGTGGACTCCGTAAGACTTGATCCAGAAAATCTTAACGTAGCAGGTAATTTTACCTCAACCATTGATAAAATTGCTAAATTAGAAAATTATGATTCTCAAATAGGATTTATTCCTACTATTTGGGAATCCTGGAATATTATTTGGACGGGAAATAGAAATTTACTGAGTGGTAAATCCGAGACAAGATCAACCTACACGCAATTTTTTAATAACAATGGCACTTCTTCAAACAATGGTGACCTGAGATGGATTGGTCTTGAAAAGAGTTCAGATGGAGTAACAGTTGAATCTATTACATCTGATACAGATAAAACTCACTCACAAACTATTGATACTCAGGAATTTGAAACATTAACGATTGGTGATAGATCAGTTGCTTCTGAAATTACTCCATTTATTCGTTCTAGAAATATAGAATTTGTCTCCAAGCGTTTACAACCATATTCCAGAATGTACGCATTTTTTGATGGTGTAGATGTTAATAATTTTGTGGTCCCTAAATTAATTGAAATTAAAATGGACTCAGGTGTTTTCACTGTTGGTGAAACTGTCAGTGGATTTTTCCCAGGAATTGACTATGATGATGTCATTAGTGGAGTAAATCCAAAAATTGCATTTAGAGTATCTGCATCAAATCATAAATCTGGTCCATATAATATCCCAACCGAAATTTATAAATTTAATCCATATAATTCAGATCTTTCCATTCCATCTAAGTATTCATCCACATCAACGGTTTTAAACGTTGACACATTTTCTCTTGCAAATGAACCACAAGGTGAATACTTTGGATTTATTTCAGTTGGAATGAAGTTATATGGTCAGACGAGTGGCGCACAAGCGACGGTTCAAAATGTTAGAATTGTAACTGATAGCACTGGAACGGTAATCGGATCTTTTTATGTTCCTGATCCAAATATTAGTATAAATCCAAAGTTTACAACTGGGGAAAAAGTATTTAAATTAACTAATAGTTCAGTTAATAGCTCCTCAACCGATGTTCTCAATTCTGTGTCTGAGGACAAATACTTATCTGTTGGTACAATTGAAACAGTTGAAGATGATACTGCTTCAATTAAGAGTCCTAAAAAAATCAGTAAGTTTACATTTAAAGACTCAGTTGTTTCATCTTTCGGAGGAAAATATATTGATCCTCTTGCACAGACTTTTACTGTTGATGACGAAACTGGTGTATTTTTAACTGGTCTTGATATTTATTTTGAGGACAAGGATGATGAGTTACCAGTTACTTGTCAACTTAAAACTGTGGATTTTAATCAACCATCAGATGTTGTTTTACCTTTTAGTGAGGTCACACTTGATGCAAGCTCAGTAGTAAAAACCTCTGATGCAACAACACCAACATTTTTTGCATTTAAATCTCCAGTTTATCTTGAAGGTAAGAGAAGTTATGCAATTGTTTTATCAACCAACTCAAATAATTACAAGGTTTGGACATCTAGACTAGGGGAAGTTGATAAGAAAACATCTTCCTCTTCACAAGTTTTAGTTTCAACTCAACCAATTCTTGGTGCATTGTTTAAATCACAAAACGCATCAAATTGGCAACCAACAGTTACAGACGATTTGACGTTCAAACTTTATCGAGCTGAATTTGTAAATACAGGAGATATTTCTTTCTTCAACCCAGAGTTGGCAGAGGGGAATGCTCAAATTCCGACATTGATACAAAATCCAATTACGTCAAATTCAAGAAAAATTAGAATTGGTATTTCATCCAATCTCTCAGATAATAATTTCATACTGGGTAACAGCGTTATTCAACTTTCAACTGGTGCTAATGGAAATTATGTTGGATCGGTTGGAAAAGCAAGCGGACTATCAATTTTAAATGCTGGTATTGGATATGCTCCATTAAGTGGAACTGAAACTTATTCAACAGTTGCATTAAGAACTTTGACTGGAACAGGAAAAGACGCAACGGCAAATATTACTGTTAATAGTGGTGTGGTTGCATCAGTATCATTAGTATCTGGTGGAACTGGTTATTCTGTTGGAGATGTTTTAACTGCAACTTTTGGTACAACAGAAACTGGAACAAATTTAAAAATTAATGTGACATCAATAAGTGGCATTAATCAATTAATTCTTGATAATGTGCAAGGCAATTTTGTTGCAGGTTTTGCTAATACAATTTATCGATATACTGGCACCACTGCAACTAGTGTTGGCATACCGACAACGATTGTAAATTCGTCTGGATCTGAACTATTCATTTCCAGTGCAATTGACATTGTATCTGATGGATTACATTTTAAAGTCAATCATAAAAATCATGGTATGCATTCAAATACAAATTATGTGACAATCAAAGGTGTGTTGCCAGATGTTTCACCAACAACTATTAGTGTTTCTTACGCTAAGGATTATAATGGAGAAATTGCAATCGGTGCCGCAGCAGGATTTGAAATTTTTGAAAATCTTCCGGTGTCTGGTGCAAACCCAGGATACATATTGGTCAATGAAGAAATCATCAAATATGAAGGAGTATCTAATGGTCAACTTAGCAACGTGACCAGAGGAATTGATAATAGTCTAAGAAAAGCAATTACTGGTGGCGATGTGATTTACAAATATGAGTACAGTGGAGTTTCCCTTAGAAGAATTAATAGAACACACAGACTATCTGATTCAACAATTGCAAATTCAATTGGATTAAATTATTACAACATTAAATTGAATACTAAGGACGCTGATTATGGTTTGGATAGAAGTAGTGAACAATCCGTGTATGTTCCACTTTATTTTAGTAACACAGCAACTGCTGGTGGAAATGTTGTAAAGGTAACTCAAAATATTCCATTTGAAGCAATAACTCCCAATATTCAAACATTTATTCCAAATCTAACATCAGTTAACGCTCAAATCAGAACAATTAGTGGAACGAGTATTAGTGGATCTGAGACATCATTTATTGACCAAGGATTTGAGTCTATAATCCTTAATAGAACAAATTATTTGAATTCTCCAAGAATTATTGCATCTAAAATAAATGAAAAGAATTTACTTCCAACTTTACCTGGTAATAAATCTTTTACAGTATCATTAAATTTAGCAACAGATAATACAAGATTGTCTCCAATTATTGATACTACCAGAGTTAATATGATCACAACATCAAACAGAATCAATAGTGTGGTTACAAATTATAAAACTGATCCAAGAGTAAATTCTTTCTTTGACGATCCATCAGATTGTCAATATGTAACTAAGATTGTTAGTTTGAAGAATCCAGCAAGAGCAATTAAATTGTTCCTATCTGCTCATGTAAACGTGGAGTCTGATATTAGAGCTTTCTATGCAATAGACAATTCAGAAAATGGAGATCCTGTGTTTATTCCTTTCCCTGGATATCAAAATCTAGATGTTGATGGAGATGTTATTAACTTTGCAGACAATGACGGGACATCTGA